TATTTTAATCTCCAAGGAATCCATACACATGGCTAATACGCTTACCGGGTTGATCCCGACTATCTTCACGGCTCTGGATACCGTATCTCGCGAACAGGTCGGTTTTATCCCGGCTGTATCGCGTAATGCGAAAGCTGATGCGGCGGCGAAGGACCAGACTGTTACTGCGCCGGTTGCGCCACCCGCAACCACTGTTGATATTACCCCGGGGGCTACTGCGCCAAATGACGGCGACCAGACGATCGGCACCGTTGATGTCAAAATCACCAAATCCAAAATGGCCCCGGTCAAATGGAACGGTGAGGAACAACTGGCACTGGGGCCCGCAGGGACATACAACACCATCCTTGCTGATCAGTTTAAGCAGGCTTTTCGCGCGCTGGCTAATGAGATGGATGCAGATCTCGCGGCTCTGTATTTCGCATCCTCTCGTGCTGTTGGTACGGCCGGCACCGCTCCTTTCGGTATTGCAGGTGATTTGTCGGATGCGGCAAATGCGCGCCAGGTTCTCTCTGACAACGGTTCGCCGACAACCGATCTGCAGATGGTTCTCGGTTCTTCGGCTATCGCAAACCTCCGCGGTAAACAGTCAGTTCTGTTCAAAGTAAACGAATCCGGTACTGATGCGCTTCTGCGCGAAGGTATCGTGGGGCGACTGGAAGGATTCAACATCCACGAATCCGCGCATGTTAAGAAACACGCTGCATCTCCGGCTGCCGGATACCTGGTGAATGGAGCAAAAGCTGAAGGCGATATTCTGATTGCCATTGATACCGGCACAGGTGCTTTTGCAGCAGGTGACATCGTGACGTTTGACGGGGACAGTAATAAATACCTTGTTGCTGCTGCGACGGCCACAGCAATCACCCTGGCTGCTCCTGGCTTACGTCAGTCACTGGCCGACAACACCGCTATTACCGCTGGTGGCGCCTACACCGCAAACATGGCGTTTGATCGCAATGCATTCCTGCTTGCATCCCGAACCCCGGCAATGCCGCAGGGCGGCGATACGGCGGATGATGTAATGAACGTTACTGACCCCGTATCTGGCATCACTTACCAGGTAGCACTGTACCGCCAGTATCGCCAGGTGCGTTACGAAGTCGGTTTGTCCTGGGGCGTTGCGGCAGTTAAGTCGGCGCACTCAGCGCTGTTGCTGGGCTGATAAACAGGGGCTTCGGCCCCTTTTTTAAATGGAGGGCTGATGGCCGGATTAACAAAAGAGCAGCGCGCCCAACGAGCTGCTGAGCAAACTGCTTCTACGCAGGCGGATAACAACGTACCCGTATCGACCACATCGCAGCTGGTGGCGATGGTTACCGATTTCCCGGCATTCCCGGGTGCGCCCAATACCGCCAACGTTCACCCTGATGAAGTGGAGAACTGGAAGGCGCACGGCTGGAAAGAAATGGAGTGATGCATGATCACTTTCATCACCGTTGAAGATGTCAATTCGATTCTCGGTGCCACCTGGACAGATGAAAGCAAAAAAGCCAAATCTGTGGTGATGGCCAATACCTGGATGAATGGACTTAACCTGAAACTGCCGTGCAATAAGGCAACTCACGAAACCATTATTCCTGACGATGTGAAACAAGCTGGCACCTATGCGGCGCTGTCGGCGGCAAATGGCGGGCTGTATCAGCAGAAAACTGATTCGGGGGTATTGCTGAGTAAGACGGTTGACGCTGACGACGTTTCTGTTTCAAAGACCTTCGCAGAACTCGGTACCAACAGTTCGGCATTGCTTGATTCGGACCTGCAGCTGGCGCTGGCCATGCTTAAGCCCTATGGCGCTAGTCAGTCCCAGGTGCGGCTGGTGAGGGGGTGATATGGGTATTCGTGACGAGTTACAAACTGAAGTTGCCGCAGCATTCGATACCGATCTGCAGGATGCGGTTAACGAATTCGCCGGAAGCTACACCGTTCGAGGCGCCTGGGATCCGGTGACGGAGACCGGCACTGAAACCCAGGTGACTTACTCGGGGCGTGGAGTGCTGGCGCGCTATAAACTGCGCCGCATCGATGGCGTTAACATTCTGCATGGTGATTTGAAGCTAAGCGCCCTGGTTAACGAGGTGACTGATAAGCCGGCCGTTGGGCATATCATCACCGCACCGGATCCGATTACGGGTGAGCTTCAGCGTTACGACATCATAACCGCTTCTGCCGACTCTGCTGGCGCTGCGTACTCCATTCAACTTCGGAGGGCGTGATATGGCTAAGGGCTGGAACATTGACCCGGCGGCATTCGCCGGGCTGGTGGCCGAAGATGTCAAACTACGCCAGCGGACAATCGCCATTCAACTGCTGAATGAAATTGTTCAAAGGTCGCCGGTAGGAAACCCGGAGTTGTGGGCCATCAACGCGACCGCGGTTCAATACAACAAAGCTGTTGGGGAATGGAACGAATCTCTTTATGCCGTTCCTGCTAACCTGACCAAAACCGGAAGGCTCAGGAAGAAAGTCCGTGTTAATGACAGCATGGATATCAGGCGGCCGGCTGAGTATCGCGCAGGAACCTTCAGGGCATCGCATTTTGTCAGCATCGGCGAACCCGATCACTCCGTCCCGACCGAACCGGATCCGCGTGGGACAATGACGTTTCTTAATGGCAAAAATATCATTGACCAGGCGCCAGCCTACTCGGTGATTTACATCCAGTCGAACCTGCCTTACTCCGTGTCTCTGGAGAATGGCCACTCAACGCAAGCGCCGACAGGCGTCTATGCCGTCTCGTTTAATGGTGTGATTCAGGCCTACAAATGACCCTCACAGAAATCAGAAACGCTGTCATTTTCCGAATGGCGGCACAGACCGCTATTGCCTCTGATGCGGTGGATTATCCCAATGGTCCGGTATTTGACCCCAGTAACCGCGATATCTGGGCCCGTCTCACCAACATTGCAGGGCAGGCAGGCACAACCGAGATCGGGGATGGGCCAGTCGTCCACAGGACGGGCTTACTCATCATTCAGCTGTTTGTTCCGGTTGGCTCCGGGACGTTGCTTATCTCCCGGACGGCCGATCAGCTAACGGAGCTATTTGAGTTCAAGGACGACGGAAAACTGAGTTATTTCGCTGTTTCTGCTGTGCCGGCGGGTGAGACCGATGGCTGGTTACAGCTCAATCTTCAAATTCCTTATCGCGCTCTGTAGCGCACAAAAAACAGGAGGCTCCTGTGAGCTCAGGTGCAAAAGTAGTAGCCGCGTTTATTCGCGAGACAACGCCAGGAATCACGCCAACAGCAGGGGCGTGGAACCTGCTGCGCCGTTCTTCATTTGGTCTGAAACCAACGCAGAACACCAACGACAATGACGAAATCGCTGGTGACCGTATGGCGCAGGGTGTTTCACGCGGCACAGTGGATGTCGGCGGCGATGTCGGTACACGGTTTCGCTGGAATCAGCATGACGATTTTCTTGCCAGCTGCTTCGGTTCCGAATGGGTAAATAACGTGCTGACGATGGGTAACGGTCGCATTACGTTCTCCGTGGCGACTTTTGCCAGTGATGTGGGGATCGCCCAGATTGCCCGCGGTTGCCAGGTTGGCACCTTCCAGATGGAAATCCCGGCCGATGGTGATATCACTGCAACCATTACGTTTGCAGGGCTGGACTGGGAGACGAAAGGGGACGATACCAGCTATTTCACCGCGCCGGTGGATTTAGCGGGGGCGCTGCGTTACTCCTTCAAAGAGGTCACGAACATCCGGCTAAATGGTGTTGATGGCGGGACAGGTTTCTGCGTCGACACCTTCAACATCCAGTTCAACAACAATATGCAGACTCAGCGCTGCATCGGTACCGGTTCGGCATTCGCCGGCGCAAACATTCCGACAACCTTTACCCCGTCAGGTCAAATCACGCTGTCATGGTCAAAGGCTGCCTGGGAGGTTTACAAAAAAACGTTCACCGGCGAAACGGTGCCGTTTAGCTTCACGCTGGAGAATGCTGAAGGCGCCTATACCTTCGATTTCCCGGAAGTGCAGATCTCCGGCGACTGGCCGGATGCGGGGAGCACTGACATTGTTCAGGTTCAGCTGGATATCACCGCGGCCAATACTCCGCCAACTATTACCCGCGTTCCTGCCACTACTGGCGGTGATGATTAACATTGGCCCTCTTTGGAGGGTTTTTTTATGGAGTTTTTTATGCTGATTGTTACCCCGAAAATTGATTTAAATGGCGAGCGCTGGTTTTATCCCTACAAAAAGCCAGAAGGCAGCAAAAAGGAATTCTCGCCGGAAGAAGAATCGCTTTTCAAACTTCGCCTGCTGGTGGCCAGCAGCGAGAATCCACAATATCGCTCCCGTAACGCGCTGGTGCGCCGCCACATCGATAAGATGGACGCAGGTTATAAGGTGGGGACAACGGATTTTAATCTCGCCAGCGTGGACGATATCGACTCTGTTGATGACCTGCTGATCGATAACGCCGCTCGGTTCCTGCTGAAAGGCTGGGAGGGAGTAGGTCAGTTAGTCGACGGCATAGAGGTTGCTCTCGACTACACCCCAGAACTTGGGGCCGCCATGCTGAAACAGCACCCGGCGCTATACTGGCTGATACTGGCTGAGGCGGCAAACATTGCTCAGGGTAAGGAGCAGCAGACTCAGGAAACCGTAAAAAAGCCATAGAGGCCCAAAAGTGGCTAAAGGATTTCTCTGGCGAGCAGGGCGAGAAAGCAAAGTGGCGCAGGGAGAAGCTAAATCTCCCACCCATTCCAGAGCCTGAAATCGATACGGTCACTGGGGAGATCCTCAACGCTTACGCCATGATATCGCGCGGCAGGAAGTATGCCGGCATGGCCGGAGTGCCGCTCCCTTTATCCCTGAACGATATTGAGCTTTACCTGGCATCGCGCACCATCCTGATCGACCGCATTGAGTTTGACGCAGCAATACTGGCCCTCGATGATGCCTGGAGAGCTGAGTGGGCTGAAGAGCAGAAAAGACAGGCAAAAGTGAAGTAGTCATATCATTGTCCCCATCTTTTCCTGTGCTAATCTGTGAGCAAATGTTAATGATGAGGATAGGGATGTGAAAAGGGCTTTGGTGGTCGGGCATGGTTTAATGGCATTGTTGGGCTGTGATGACAAGTTTCAAATATCAAAACTACTCCCCCCTAAAGACCCACCTTCTATTGCTGAGATGATAGCTACGGGGAAAGAGGAAATAACGTCGGAATGTAAAAACGGCGATGTTTCCTTTAACTGTGAACTCCTCACTGGCGATTTAACCGGGACGGGAAAGTGGCATCATACCAAGCTGTACCTGCATAACAGCGGGATGGTAGATATGATTATTGACGGCAAGGCTTACTATCAAAGCGATATCAGCAGTAACACCTTTGCTGGTCAGGAGACAACTACCTTCACAATGAAAGGCGTTGGTGGCGATAATGGTGAAGTAAATATCGTTAGATCCAATGAAGGGAAATCCTTAAATTTTGAAGCCTATAACAAAGATGACAAACGGTTTGTTATGGGAGGCGTTAAACTGCAGTAACTCAATCTAGGGATGAAGATAGCCTTCACTGATTATCATTTTTTAAGTATTTCCTAACCCGCTTTATCGGCGGGTTTTTTATTGCCCGGAGATAAGGTAAATGGCAGAACAAGAATCACGGCTAGCGATACGCCTGGACAGCTCCGGGGCAGAGAAGCAGGCTGACAGCCTTACTGTTGCGCTTGATAAGATGACTCAGTCTGGTGATAAGGCTGTAACCAGCATATTCAAAGTGACAAAAGCGACTGACGAAGAAAAAGATGCTCTCAATAAATTACGAGCAGCCATTGATCCGGTTGGTGCTGCAATTGATACAGTCGGTCGCCGCTATAGTGAGCTAAAAAAATACTTCGATAAGGGTCTAATTGACGAGGAAGAGTTTCGTTCGCTGTCTAAGATGCTGAATGACACCACTGAGGAACTAAGTGGTGTTGCACAAGCTCAACGAGAAGCAGAGAAGGCCAGCAAACTGGCTGCTGTGCAGCAGGAAGCGCAGGCTGATGCATTCCAGAGAATGCTCGATAAAATCGATCCTCTGGCAGCTGCGCTTCGTAATCTCGAGCAACAACAAAGTGAACTGAATACTGCCTTTAAATCGGGTGCAATTAATACTTCCCAATATGATGCATACAGCAAAAAACTGCAGGAGACTCGTCGGGAAGTAACTGGCGAAGCACAAGCCGAGCGCGAGGCTGTAAAAGCACATGATGAGCAGGTAACTGCGCTGCGTCGTCTTGAAGCCCAAATAGATCCCGTAGGTGAAGCATTCCGCCGCCTGAACGAACAGCAGCGCCAGCTGGATACAGCTAAAACATCCGGGATGCTGTCGCCCCTGGCTTACGATCGCCTCAACAGCAAACTTGCAGAATCCCGCGATGCCCTGGAAAAAACCCAGGCGCAATTGGGTAAAACAAGCCAATCTGCAGCTCAGACTGCCAACGCTATGCGCATGATCCCTGCTCAGATGACAGATATTGTTGTCGGTCTTTCTACAGGGCAGTCACCGTTTATGGTTCTTATGCAGCAGGGCGGTCAGCTCAAAGATATGTTTGGCGGCATTGGGCCAGCGATTAAGGGCGTTGGCACATATGTCATGGGTCTGGTTAATCCCTATAGCGTAGCAGCTGCTTCAGTTGGGTTGCTAACTTATGCCGTCTATCAGAACCGACAGGAAATTGATGCTGCGACAAAAATAGCCACAACGTCCCTTGGCGCTAATGGAGATGCTGCTGAGCGACTTGCACTCAATATGGTTGCTATATCTGATAAGACGGGTCAGACGATCGATGAAGTCGGTAGTATGTTTATAACGACTAATGACGGTGCGAGCGAAGCAATAAATAAGCTAATCGACGTTGGTTTTAGTTATGACGAGGCAAGGACGAAGGTAGCCCAATACAAGGACTCTGCTAATTTCACCGCTTTGAATGCTGATATTGATCAGCATCGACGGGAGATCCTGAAAATAGGTGATTCGTGGACAGCTGCAGCAATTGAGGTCAAAAATTATTACACAGCTGCGGATAAGGGTAGGCAAAACGTAGCGCTTGGTGGTGCAATTGACCCTACGATGCGGTTTATCGGCCAGGCATTAGATCTGCAAACCACGATGAACACACTTACCATTGAAGGTAATAAGGCGGTAAAAAATTCCGTAGACTGGATTAATAAGGAGTATCTGGCGGCAGACAGGGTTGCCGGTGCAGAAGCTCGGTTAAAGGAGGCAAGAGCACAGTCCAGAAAAATAGCTTTCTCAGGAAATAAAGAAGCAATCGATCAGGCCAATGCGCTAATTGCTGTAAGAGAAAAGGAACTTGAGCAGGCCAAAAAAGCTGGGCAGCCTAAGACCCACAAAGAAAAAGCCTATACAGAGGACGCAGCAAGCCGGCTGCTTGATCAGATAAACCAGCAGACTGCAGCCATGCAGTCCCAGTTGGATGCCAGTGACAAGCTTAACAGCGCGACACAGGCGCGGGTTAAGTTCGAACAGCAAATTGCTGACCTCAAGTCTAAAACGCAGCTTACAGCTGACCAGAAGTCGATCCTTTCCCGTTCAGATGAAATCCTCCAGGCATATAAGCAGCAGGAGGCACTGCAAAATTCCGTAAAAACCCTGGACGATTATCGGAAGATGCAGGAACAGGTAAAGACGAAGGATGAGCGGACCAACGATCTGCTTAAAACCCGTCTTGAACTGCTGGAGAAGGCCAAAGCAACCGGGCACCTTAAACCCGGTGAATATGAAAAAACGAGGGCAGATATTTATCAAAACACCGATATGCAACTGCCCTCGACGGTTCGTAATGTTGTAGGAAACCAGACACCCACAGGAGGGCGACTCTCTGGAACTTTTGAGGGGATGCAGGGGCAAATCAACGAATATGACCAGGCTCAGCAAGAGCTCCAGCGCTGGCTGGCATCGCAGGAGGAAGCTTATGCGAAGGCCGGTGAAATAACTGCCGAGGGTGAGGCCAGAATGACCTCTATTCGTCAGCGTGCGGCGGATGCAAATCAGGTCATAGAGGCACAGAAAAACACCATCATATCTGCAGCCACGCAGTCCTTGTTTGATAGTACCGCTGAAATCATGCGAACGGGGTTTGGTGAGCAATCGGCAATCTACAAGGTTGCTTTTGCTGCGAGCAAGGCATTCGCTATCGCTGACTCTATGGTGAAAATCCAGCAGGCTATAGCAAGTGGTGCAGTAAGCGCACCTTATCCGGCCAACATCATCGCTATGGCCTCAATCGCTGCGCAGACTGCCAGTATCGTCTCAAATATCCAGGCTGTTTCAGGAGTTGGCTTCGCCTCCGGCGGTTACACCGGCCCCGGTGGTAAGTATCAGCCCGCAGGTATTGTTCACAAAGGTGAGTACGTCTTCGACCAGGCGTCAACGAATCGGATCGGCGTGTCTCAGCTTGAGGCACTTCGAAATGGCCAACCGCTTGATGCAACTCTGGGGCGCACAGGTTTTGGTACTGGTGTTCAGAACGTTAACAGCGACAACAGCAGCAAGACCACCATCCATGCTCCCATTGAGCAGCATTTCCATACGCCGCCAGGTGTTACACCTGATCAGATGGCTCTCTCTATGGCGCAAACACAGAAGCGAGCGACAACGGAAGCCCTGGATCAGGTTGCTGCGCAATTGTTGAGAGGGGACGGGAAAGTTGGTAAGGCAATGCGGAGTAAATATCCAGGCAGAGGGTTAGAGTGATGACTGATATCTACTACCCGCATGAAAGTCTTCCGATGCCATTACAGGAAGGATACGGATTCCAGCCTGTAAGCCCGTTAAAACGAACCCAGTTAACCACCGGCCGCGCGCGGCAAAGGCGAGCTTATACGTCCACGCCTACGCAGGCCAGCATCACCTGGTTTATGGAAACCGATGCGCAGGGGCTGGCGTTTGAGTCCTGGTTCCGTGATGCGTTATCTGACGGGGCTGCATGGTTCATGACGAAGCTGCAGACACCGGCAGGCATTAAGTTTTACAAATGCCGCTTCACAGATATTTATCAGGGACCGGTGCTGGTGGCCCCGATTTACTGGAAGTACACGGCGACGCTTGAATTATGGGAACGCCCCCTTGCTCCTGCCCCATGGGGTAATTACCCGGAATGGATCGTCGGCAGCTCACTGCTGGATATTGCGCTGAATAAGGAGTGGCCGAAGCATGACGCAGATTAAACGCCTCTACGCCAGCAGCGGCCCGGAGGTGATCATTGAAACGCTGCAGATCACCGTTGGCTCAGATATTCACTACCTGTGTCAGGGCTACGAGGATATTACGGCGACGACGGAGAACGGCGATACCGTAACGTTTTCAGCCTGTGCGATAGACATTGCGCTGCCGGCGCGCAATGCGGACGGCACGCAGGACCTCAAATTTGCCCTGTGCAATATCGACGGCATTGTGTCCACGGCAATCCGCAATGCGCTGGTGAACCGCCTTTCGGCATCGCTAACGTACCGGAGTTATATCTCCACTGATTTAGCAGCGCCTGCGGGAGTGCCGTATACGCTGAAAATCAAGTCGGGATCCTGGACAGCGACAGAGGTGCAGATCACCGCGGGCTATATGAATGTCCTCGATATGGCCTGGCCGCGTTTCCGCTACACGCTACCTGTATTCCCCGGACTGCGATACATGAGTTGAGGTTGTCCCATGTTTGAACCTAATAAATACCTTTCGGTCACCTGGCTGAAGGGCGGTCGCTTTTTTCCCAAACTCGACTGTTTTGGCATTGTGAACGAGATACGCCGCGATTTGGGCTTACCTCTCTGGCCCGATTTTGCCGGGGTCACGAAAGACGACGGCGGCCTCGACCGGGAAGCGCGCCGGATGATGCTTACCCTTGAGCGCTGCGAACCCTGCGAAGGTGCCGGGGTGGCCTGTTATTCCGGGTCGACTGTCACCCATGTAGGGATCGTGGTCAGTATCGATGGTCTGTTGCATGTGGCGGAATGCAACCCAGGCACGAACGTAACTTTTCTGCCGTTGCCGCGTTTTAAGCGGCGCTTTGTTCGCGTGGAGTTCTGGCAATGACCATTCGTTTTTATCCTTCCCGGCTTCCCGGAGAACCACTTGAAACGCATGAGCATGGTGTAACCAGTATTCGCACCTGGCTGGTGGCAAATGTTGAAGGCTACGAGGATCGGGATGTCCCACCGCTTACCGTTGAGGTTGAGGGGCTGTTAATTCCTCCAGGTGAGTGGGCCACCTGCGTGATTCGCCCTGATAGTGATGTCAGGCTTTATCCGGTTCCATTCGGGCTGGAGGCCGCCACAATCGCGTGGATCGGTATCGGTATCTCCGTTGCCGCTGCAGCCTATTCGCTTGTTTTGATGAGCACCATTGATACGGGCGGCTATACCTCATCCACAGGGCGCAGTCTCGACCTGAACCCGGCGCGGGCCAACACCGCAAAACTCGGTGATGCCATTCGTGAGGTGTTTGGCCGGGTGCGTATCTACCCAGATTATGTGGTGCAGCCGGTTACCCGGTTCGATGCCGCCGATCCTACGAAAATGCGCGTCCAGATGCTGCTATGCCTCGGAGTCGGTGAACTGATTTATACCAATGGCGATATCCGGGTTGGCAGTACGCCAGCTTCAACGCTGCCGGGTTTCAACATCACCTATTTTCCGCCAGGCGCGGACGTTTCCGGCGATGAGCGCAGCGAAAACTGGGTCAACTCCACCGAAGTGGGCGGGACGTCATCCGGCACCGGGCTGGACATGGCCCAGACGTCGCCGGACGCAGACGACATTATCGCAGACAGCATGACCGTATCCGGTTCGAGCGTAACGTTTACGGGGCTGGATACGGATGATGATGATGATAATGACGAGAACGATAACGCACTGCCGCCCAGTTGGGTCGCTGGCGCCGTGGTCGAACTGAAAGCCCCGGCGAACTACCAGATCACCACGGCAGCCGGATACAGCGTAATCGCAAGCCCGCTGCTGACGGAGATCGCTCCGGTGGTTGGGATGCCGGTGACGCTGGGGTTTAACTCTGTCGATTACGATCTGTTTATCGCGTCATATACCCCCGGTCAGGCTGCAGTGCCCGGCACCGGGGGGAGTGCGGCAAAAGTCCAGGCCAGTGCGGCCCTGACCACCTACGATTTTTCGACCAGCTCCAGCACGTTCACGATCACCTGGCAGGGGGTTACCTACCCGGTGTCGCTGGTGGCTAACTACGTCTCGATGTCGGGACTGCTGGCGGCCATCACCGAGGGACTCACCGGCTCCGGCCTGGTTGCGCAGGACAACGGCGGCACCGTACTGATAACCGAGGCGGCCAGTCCGTTCGCGGGTGGGGCGATCACGTCCTCTTCACTGCCTGCAGCTGTTTTCGGTGATGCCCCGGTTTACACCTCCGGCACGGCATCAACCGGCGGCAGCCCGGCGGTAACGGCGAATGTGACACTCGCCTATAACTCTGCCACGGGAACGGCCTTTTCCGGCATGCCGGAGGGGGTGCAACGGCTTTCACTTGCTCACCGCGGGAATGAGTACCGCATTGTCTCTGCCGACGGTACGACGGCGACGGTGGCGCGCCTGGTTTCCGGTGCCGTTGATGAGTCATGGCCGGGATTCTCCGCCCGGACGATGATCGACTATGAGGCCACTGGTCTTAACGACATGCTGAGCTGGCTGGGGCCGTTCCTGGTTTGCCCTGAGAATGAAGTGGTCGATGCATTCGAGGTGAATTTCTCCTTTCCGAACGGCATCTGTGGCTTTGACAGTAAGGGCAAAAAACGGATCCGCCACGTGGAGTGGGAGATTCAGTATCGCGTCTACGGTTCCGGATCGGGGTGGGTGAGTCACCAGGGCGAGTATGCTCTGAAAAACGTCAACGGGCTGGGATTCACTGAGCGGATCACCCTCAGCTCTCCGGGACTGGTGGAAGTTCGCTGTCGCCGGCGCAATGAGCAGGGCTCAAACAACGCCAGGGATTCGATGTACTGGCAGGCACTGCGCGGGCGACTGCTGACGCGCCCTTCATCCTATCCCGGCGTGTCGCTGATGGCGGTGACCGTTGAGACGGGCGGGAAGCTGGCGGCGCAGTCGGACCGCCGCGTAAACGTTGTGACCACGCGGGCCTACGACTCAGGAACGGCCAGAACCATTTCGGGAGCGCTGCTGCATATAGGGAACTCACTGGGGCTGGCGATGGATGTCGACACCATCAACGCGCTGGAGTACACGTACTGGACGCCACGGGGCGAGTATTTCGATTTCGCCACGGGCGACAGTATCTCAGCGCTGGAAATGCTGCAGAAGATAGCCAATGCTGGCAAGTCCCGCTTCCTGTTAAGCGATGGCCTGGCGACGGTCAACCGTGAGGGGATTAAGCCCTGGACTGGCGTGATCACTCCGCATGAGATGGTGGAGGAGCTGCAGAGCGGATTTACCGTATCGTCCGACGATGATTTTGATGGCGTCGACGTGACGTACATCAACGGGATTACCTGGGCAGAGGAGACCGTTAAATGCCGGACGCCTGACAATCCGACGCCAGTGAAAATCGAGAACTACAAACTCGATGGGGTACTGAGTCGGGATCACGCCTACCAGATCGGCATGCGTCGCCTGATGAAATACCTGCAGCAGCGGGTGACGTTCCAGACCACTACCGAGCTGGACGCGCTGTGCTACAACACGGGCGATCGCATCGTGCTCACGGATGATATTCCGGGTAACAACACGATTTCCTGTCTGGTGGAGGCGATGACAACAGCTGGTGGCGTGACAACGTTCACCGTTACGGAGCCGCTGGACTGGTCTTTCGAAAACCCCCGCGCGCTGATCCGCTATCAGGATGGCTCTGCATCCGGGCTGATGGTGGCGAGCAGGGTGGGCGATTTTCAGCTGTCAGTCCCGCACCTGAGCGAGTTTGATGACCCGATGAAGGTTGACCTGTCATCGGCAACCATCGAGCCGATCCGCCTGGTGTTCTGCGGCTCAACGCGCCACGTCTACGACGCCATTGTAGAAGATATCGCCCCGCAGTCAGACGGCACCTGTCAGGTCACCGCTAAAGAATACCTCGAATCGTTCTACCAGTACGACGACGCCACATACCCCGGCGACGTCGCGTAATACCCCATAACAACCCCTAATTAACTCTTTTCGCTCAAACCCTCGTTTGGGCGAAGCCTCTTTTTGGAGCAAAAAACATGGCCTTTGATCCGCCTCTTGGGAGCACGTCGCCCGCGGTGCTGCTCGATAACGCCACTCGCCTGGATAATTTG